ATCTGCTTTTGTATGCGCTCAAGTGCGCGGTACTGCTGCCGCAACATCTTCTCGTGCTGATGCTGCTCGGCTTTAGCGGCTTTAAGTTTAGTCTGCCATAAACTAAGTCGGGAGGTCATAGCGGTCCTTAATCACTCGCATGATGTCTTTAGGCGTCATGTTGGGTATGGCGGCGATCAGAAAGCAATCCGTCGCTACTTGTTGCGCGAATTGTCGCATCTCCTTGACGGTCATGACAGCGATCGGCAACTGTTCAGTCGCCGCGCTGCGTATCATGCCGATTAACTCGTCATCGGTCATGGCCTGGCGCCTAAGTTGAACGGGTTGTGGTACTGAAACTTAGGTGCTTTGATTTTCTTCACCTTGTCTTTTCTTTCTGTGATGTAGTAGCCATATGCCCATCCTGGCTTGTTAGAAATGACAGACTGACGCTTCACAAGTTCACGCTTGATTAGTCCTTGATCTAGTAGGGGCATCAATGAATTGGATATGGCTTTTGTTGTCATACCCAGCTTGCTTGCCAATTCCTTAAGCGTGACGAGCGAGGTTCGTGTCTCCATATATTTAAGACAAGCTTGACCGCGATCCTCTTTCGCCTTCATTCTCAACCGCACAATGCCCATGCTCATTGTTCACCCACAGGATAAAAAGTAACAACATCGCCTCCTGGATAAATCGTGGCCGTACACCCCAACTCTTTGCACACGCCGTTGACCCAATGCTGCACATATCGCAGCGAAGGAACCTCATCGGGCAATCCTTGTTCTAGTAGTGCGAGGCTGATCGTAGCCGCTTCGTTATTTCTAATTTTGTTATGAATCCACGCTTTCATTTCTCACCTCTGCTTAAAACCAAGGCGACGGATTCCAAGTTCTATGAGCATCGCCGCATCTTCCAAGCTGTTCTGACTACTGCTCATTGCAGTCTGCCATTCCCCTCCAACTCGTTTTCCAACCAACCCAACCGTGACGATCTCACCGGCTCTTGCATCTTCTAGCCATTGCTCAAGTAGGGCAATGCAGTCGCCGTTATCCGGCGTAGTGGCCTTTAAGAACGGTTTGATGTTTTCGGTCATTGCTCACCTCTTGCCGTGATCGGAAGATCGCCTATAAATTCGGCAAAACACTTCTTGCACCAATATGTCCACCGCATAGCTATCCGGTAACCGCAGTGTTCGCACCACATCATCGCTCACCCCTTGCTCTGATGGCGGATGCGATTCTGTGGGCTTCTTCGCTGGTGAACTCATAAGGCTCCTCTGCCAGCTTCGCACACGCCTCACGCTCTGCCGCTACTGCGTCCTCAATGGCTTGTCGTAGTTCGTCAATCTCTTCTTGCATCCTGTTACGAATCATCTGCTCAGTCACAATGCCTTCGTGGTCTGGGTGTTCTTCGCAGCGTTCTCGCCATGTTTTGATTATCGTCATGTGTTCTTCTCCTTTAGTTTGGCTTCGATGAGGTCACGTAGTTTCAACAGAGAATCGTCACAAACCTCTCCGTCTGCTGACCACCAGTGCATCGCCTCTGGGTCATCGTCGTTGTCGTAATCCTCATGAATATCAAATCCTGCTTTCCAAGCCGCGACCATGACCTCCTCATCTGTCAGCCCAACCCATTCACGCTTTGGTGGTGCGGTGTAGAGGGGTTCACCATATGTACCTTCGTTTTCTTCCCAACGCCCGTAATCGTTGACGCTGAAGTAGCCAACCGGCTCTCGTTTTTCTTCCAGTGCTTGGCGCAGGGCGGTGATGGCTTCGTCAAACATTTGAACGCACATCCTGCTTTGATATAACTCCAGCGCCTCAAGCGCCAGTTGCATAGCTTCTCTGCTCATTGTTTTTGCTCCTGTCATATAGCCTGTTCCACCGCTTCCGCCTTGGGCATGAAGGACTACTTGTTTAGGTTCTTTGATACGGTAGTTCATGTGTTCTTCTCATTTTTTAAATTCACTTCAACGCCTCCAATGCGATGTCACTAAGTTTTTGTTTGTCGTGTAGCGCAGCCCAAATGCGCTCGTCGATGGTGTCCTTCGTCATAAGGACGTAGACCCACACGTCGCGCTGCTGGCCGGATCGATGCAATCTTCCAACGGTCTGTTCGTAAAGCTCAAGTGACCACGGCAGGGACAGAAAGACCATGTGGCAGCCTCCGAACTGCAAGTTAAGGCCATGACCGGCGGATTTTGGATGCACCGCCATAAGCGGAATGTTGCCAGCGTTCCATCGTCCAATGGCGTCAGGGTCGTCCAAGCTGGCAAGATGCTTGTATCGTCGTTTAAGTTCACTGAGTTCTTCCTTGTATTGATAAACAATGATCGTGTTGGCGCGTTGATTCTCTTCGATCAACTCATCAAGCGCATCAAACTTATGAGTGCTAAACCAAACTGGCTCAGGTGAGTAGACGAACCCAGACGACATCTGTTGCAACTTCTGCGTGACCACCGCAGCGTTCTGTGCAATCGCTTGCGCGTTGTCAAACTGCACAACAAAGTCGCGCTTCATCGTCTCGTAAGGCTCGCGCGTTTGCATGTCCACACGCAACTCCACCGTATGGCACGGCGGCAGCTTGTTCTTATAGACACCAGGCTCTAATACGAAAGTAGCAGGCTTGATGCGCTCCATGACGCGCGCTAGCGCGCCAGGCAGCGGCGTCCAATCGTCGAACCCAGCGTAAGTATTAAGACTAAAGTATTGCTGCATGAACGCGCCCTTGCTGCGCCCCAGCAATTTTTGATCGATGATCTTGCACTGGCCGAACACGTCTTCAAGACCGTTGCTCGTGAAGCTGCCGGTCAGCCCCCAACGGATCGTGAACCGATCGATGATCTTATGGAGCGCTTTAAAGCGTGCGCCTGATGGGTTCTTAAGTTTGGTTAGCTCGTCAAACACAATACCGTCAAACGCATCTAAGGACTGCGCTGCAAGCCACTGAAGGTTGTCGTAGTTCGTCACGACAATATCAGCGTCACTTTGTAGCGCGGCTATGCGGTTGGCAGGCGATCCTGTAGCCGTGGCGAGCGCCAGACCTGACGACCACTTCACTTGCTCAATGGGCCATACGTCGCGGGCCACACGCAGCGGTGCGATGACAAGCCAACGCGTGACGTAGCCTTCAAGGATCATACCTTCCATGGCCTTGAGCGTGATCGCAGTCTTGCCAGCCCCTACGGGCGCAAGCACCATGGCGCGATCGTTCTCAAACAGAAAGTCAACCGCTTCATCTTGATAAGGGCGCAGTTTCATAGTTCATTAACCCACGCGTCAACTTGTTCTTTAGACCACAGGCAGACATAGCGCTGCCTAAGGCGTGCCATGTCGTCTTCAAACACCTTCTGGAGCGGCGACAGACGGCCACCAGGCGCCTTCAACTCAACAAACCATACGACACCGTTAGGCAGGCAGACGACGCGGTCAGCAACGCCACGGTGAGCAGGGCTTACAAACTTGTAAGCGATGCCGCCAATCTCTTTAACGCGCTTGACGAGGTGCGCTTCAATATTTTTTTCTAGCATGGCCGCATCATACCCTGTCAAAAACTATTTGACAAGTTATTTATTTATGCTACAGTGAAGTCTCAATCAACTAAAGGACAGTCAAATGGATGATGGCTACATTTCAATCGATGCCCGCCAGGGCGACACCATCAACCTCAGCCTGCACAGCGACGGCATCTGGGTATCGATGTTCAAAAGCTCCTGCTACGCCTCTACGATGCTGACCATGAAGCAAGCCATCGAGTTGCGCGACGCTATCAACACGCTGTTAGGGGTCGAGGCATGAGGCACAGTAACATTGTCGGCGGTTCGACCGCCAAGCGAGTCATCAACTGCCCTGGCAGCGTGGTGCTCGTGCAGCAAATGCCACCGCAGGTTGAAAGCAAGTACGCCGCAGAGGGTACGCTGCTGCACGCCTGCATGGAAGAAGTGCTTGTATATAGCAAGTTATCTGATGTTGTTCGTAAGCACAATTTGACAGATGAGCAAATCGACAAGCTAACGTTTTGTATTTCGGCGTTGGATGAAATAGACCCCAACCAAGATATGACTTTAGAGCAAGAAAAGCACGTTGGGTTTGAAAACGTTAAAGGTCTTGAGGGCGTCTTCGGTAACGTCGATCTGATCGGACGCGTTGATGATCGCGTGATCATTCTTGATTGGAAGTTTGGTGATGGCGTGATCGTTGACGCTATGGAAAACTATCAAGGGTTGTTCTACGCTGCCGCTGCGATGAGCAACAGCGAGTTTGCTTGGGCCTTTGACGGCGCTAAGGAGATTGAGATCATCATCGTCCAGCCGCCCGCGATGCGGCGCTGGGTGACGACGTTTGAGCGTGTTGCTGCCTTCCAAGCAGAACTGCAAACCGCTGTAACGCTTGCTAGCAAACCCAACGCGCCGCTTGAGATCGGCGATTGGTGCCGCTGGTGTACGGCCAAACCGATCTGCCCCAAGATGACCGGCGAGATCGATCGCGTGGTGCATCTAAAACTCGATGCGCTTGCGCCTGAAGACTTAGGCCGTGCGCTTGATCTGGCTGATAAGCTAGAGTCGTTCATTAGCGATGCGCGTAAGTTAGCGTTTGAGCGCCTTGAGAAAGACATGCCCGTGCCAGGGTATAAATTAGTAAGTAAGCGCGCAACGCGTCAGTGGGCCGATGAGTCTAAGGCGTCTGCTGTGCTTGCAGGTCTTGGCGTCAGTCAGAATGAGTTGTATAAGAAGGAATTAATTAGCCCTGCTCAAGCTGAGAAGGTGCTAAAAAAGAGCAAGCTAGCACTGCCCGATGATCTTGTCGTGGCTGTGTCGAGCGGCAGCACGTTGGCGCCGGAGAGCGATCCTCGGCCTGCCGTGCTTAACGTGGGTATGCACTTAACCGCTGCCCTATCTAAACTCCAGTAAAGGAAATCGTGATGTCTAATTTAGTAACGTTCAGTACAGCAAATCTTCCCTCCGTAACAAGTCTTACGACCGCACTGCGTGCGCTTGAGAAGGACGTCGGTGCAGCAGGCGTCGTCATTCTTAAGATGGATAAGACCGGCCATTGGGTGTTCGGCGCTGACCAGACTGAAGTTGAGGATGGCTCAACGTGGGCAGTCAATCCTTTCTCGTTCGTCCACGGCTATATTGCGTGGGGTGACGGTGAGGTGTTAGCCGAGAAGATGGTATCCGTATCGCAACCGCTGCCTGAAACCAACGTCGCCCCACCAGGCGCCAAGAAGGGCTGGGAAGCTCAAGTTGGTATGTCGCTCAAGTGTCTTACGGGCGACGATGAGGGCATGGAAGCGCGCTACACCACCACGTCAGTCGGTGGCAGGCGCAGCGTACAAACGCTCGCTGTAGCGATCGCCGCGCAGGTTGAGAAGGACCAAAGCAAGCCTGTGCCGGTGGTGAAACTCAAGAAAGATCACTACACTCATAAATCGTACGGCAAGATTTTTACGCCGGTGTTCGAGATCGTCGAGTGGGTGAGCATGGAAGGCAAAACTGATGAGGTTGATGCACCTGAAGAGGCCACTGCTGCCGCTGAAGATGCACCACGTCGTCGCCGTCGCGTAGCCTAATTTGCTTGGAAGGCCACGGTAGCGATACTGTGGCCTTTTTCTTTCTGGAGAGATAAATGGATCATCCCTATGAAACGATTGCGCACCTTATCAAGGAATACAAGAATCTATGCGACATGTGTGATTCGGTTGGTGCGCTTGAGTGTGCGATGCGCATCAGACGTGCCGCTTCGGAGCTTGTTGTGCTGGCTGCACAAAATGCTGAACCGACGCTGGGTCAGTAGATGAGCATCTTATGGGTGGATTTCGAGACACTCAGCCGCTGTGACCTGGCGACCAAGGGTGTTTACAACTACGCGCAAGACGCAAGTACGGACGTGCTGTGCATGTCCTACGCGTTCAATGATGAGGACGTTGTGACGTGGACGCCTGAGCTACCGTTTCCTAAGCGCGTGCGCCAGCACACCGGCCAGATACGCGCGCATAACGCAGCGTTTGAGCGTCTGATCTTTTGGTATGTGCTGCACATCAACTACGACCTTGAGCAGTTTTACTGCACGGCTACCCAAGCACGGGCTAACTGTGCGCCTGGCTCGCTTGAGGACGTAGGACGGTTTGCAAGCGCTGACATGCGCAAGGACTACCGTGGCTCGCAACTGATCAGGCGCCTATGCTTGCCGCAGGCAGACGGCAATTTTTACCGCGACGAGGCGTTGTTTGCCGAGTTAGTGTCTTACTGTGAGCAAGACGTCCGCGCCATGCGTGCCATTTCCACGGCCATGCGTGATCTGTCGGCTGAAGAGCTTGCCGACTATCACGTCAACGAGCGCATTAATGATCGTGGCGTGCTGGTCGATGTGGCGCTGTGCAAGGCAGCAGTGCAGTATGCAAGCGATGAACTCATCGACATTGAGCAGATCGTTTCTGATGTGACGCAGGGCGCGATTGCGAGCGTGCGCAGTCCTAAGATGAAGCAGTGGGTCATGGACCGCGTAGGACCGCAGGCGCTGGCTCTGATGGCGTCGCACAAGGACGGTGAAAAGAAGTATTCGATCGATAAGACCGTTCGGGCTAACTTGCTTGCGATGGACGATCCTGAGCAAGTGCCGCCTGATGTGGCCGAAGTCATCCAGTGCGCTGACGATTTATGGGCGTCGAGCGTGGCGAAGTTCAGCCGCTTGGCTGCGCTTGCTGACGATGAGGATCATCGGGTGCGTGGTGCGTTTGTGTTTGCCGGTGGGTCGGCCACTGGCCGAGCGTCGTCCTACGGCGCGCAGGTGCATAACTTTACGCGTAAGTGTGCTGACGATCCTGAAGCTGTGCGTACTGCGATGGTGCGCGGCCATAAGATCGTACCGACCTACGGGCGACGCGTCACGGACGTGCTCAAGGGGATGCTGCGCCCTGCGCTGACGCCTGCGCCTGAGCATGTACTGATTGTCGCTGATTGGGCGGCGATCGAGGCGCGCATGAACCCGTGGCTGTCAGCGCACGCTACGTCTGAAGCTAAGTTGGACTTGTTTCGCACGGGCGCAGACATCTACAAACACAACGCCAGCCGGACGTTTAACGTGCCGGTGGATGCGATCGATAAAGAGCAGCGGCAGATTGGTAAGGTCCAAGAATTAGCCTGTGGTTACGGTGGTGGTGTCGGTGCGTTCGCCTCGATGGGGCGCAACTATGGCGTTAACTTACCTGAAGCTGACAGCAGGCGCATGGTGGAGGCGTGGCGACGCGCTAACCCGTGGGCTGTGCATTACTGGCAGGCGCTTGAGACGTCGTACATGCGCGCGATGAGGAACCTAAAGTCTGAGTTTAAGGCTGGCCGTGTGACTTACTATTTTGACTCTCAGCATTTATGGTACGCGCTGCCTTCAGGACGCATCCTTTGCTACCCCTACGCGCGCATCGACGCTGATGGCGTGTCTTACGCCAAGGCGTCATGGAAGCCTGCGCAGGACGCTAAGGAATGGCCTCGTGCGCGTTTGTGGAAGGGTCTAGCGGCAGAGAACATCTGCCAAGCTGCGGCTAACGACATATTGCGTGCGTCGCTGCGCCAACTGACTGATGTAGTGCTGCACGTCCATGATGAGATTGTGCTTGAGGTGTCAGCGTCGCAGGCGGAAGAAGCTGCGCAGGCGTTGCATCGCGTAATGTGTACACCACCGGCATGGGCGCAGGGGTTGCCTTTGGATGCTGAAGTTTCAATCATGACAAGGTATGGAAAATGAAAACCTTTATTGACTTTTTAATGTCGCTTGCGCCTGAGGGCGAAACAGCGTTGTTGGTGCGGCAAAAGCCGCAATTGAAAGACGGTCAGTTGCAGTTTCACGCTGATGGCGCGATTAAGTGCACATGGCCTGCTTATCTGCCCAAAGACGCCAAGATCAAGGCCGATCAAGCGTGGTACGGCAACACGGCGTCGTTTATCGTCGATCGCTTTGGTGAGCACGTCTCAGCGTCGGCGGCTAACTGTGAGTATTGCTTGGTCATGGTGCTTGATGACGTCGGCACCAAGAGCAAGACGCCGCCGCTTGCGCCGACCTGGGTCATGGAGACCTCGCCTGGTTCGTTTCAGTGGGGCTATGCCTTTGCCGAACAGCCGACCAAGGGTGAGTTTGCTGCTGCCATGCGTGCGATCGCTGATGCGGGCTATACCGACCCTGGGGCGCTTAACGCGGTGCGCAATTTTCGCTTGCCTGGCTCGGTCAATCTTAAGCCTGGTCGCAACAGTTTCGCATCGCGTCTGGTCGAGTTTCATCCAGAGCGTGACTTCTCGCTCGCTCAGATATGCGAGGCGCTGGGCGTAACACCTGCTGAGGCTGATGGTGCTGGCCCTACACCGATCAAGATCGTTGACACGGGTAACGATGATGTGTTCGCGTGGCTTGCGGCGCAGGGCATGGTCGTATCTAAACCTAACGGTGAGGGCTGGGCTGGCGTTATCTGCCCGAACCATGCCCAACACACCGACGGCAACCCTGAGGGGCGCTATAAGCCCTCCATGCGCGCGTACTGCTGCCTGCACTCGCACTGCGTCGATCTTGACACTAAGGCGTTTCTAGCGTGGGTCGCTGAGAATGGTGGCCCTGCTCACGCGCTGGGGCTGCGCGATGACCTGCTCGCAAGCACCATGCAAACGACGCTCGACAAGCTAGAGCCTAGCGATTTTTTTAGTGATGACGCCAAGAAGGTGATCGAGGAGGTCGAGCGTAAGGAGCTTGGGCGTGTTGAGATGAAGGGCTGGTTTCAACGCTTTGCTTATATTCAGAGTGATGATTCGTTCTTCGATATGCAAGACAGGCGCGAGGTACCGCGCTGGGTCTTTAACGCGCTGTACCGCCATGTGAATTGCACATCCATTAACAGCAAGCGGAAGATCGAAGCTGCAACGTGTTTCGATGAACAGCGTCAGGCCATGGGCGCACGCACCTTGGTCGGTGTGACCTACGCTGCGGGCGAGTCAACGCTCGTCTCGCGTGACGGTGACGTGTTCGGCAACCGTTGGCGCGATGCGCGACCCGTCGTTGATAAGACCTTTGTGCGCGATATATCGCCATGGCTTGAGCACTGCGAGCGCCTTGTGCCTGAGCCTAGCGAGCGTGAGCACTTGTTTAACATCATGGCCTATAAGCTCCAGCATCCTGAGGTCAAAATCAATCACGCGGTGCTGCATGGTGGCGATCAAGGGTCGGGTAAGGACACTATGTGGGCGCCGTTCCTATGGGCCGTGTGCGGTCCAGGGCTGAAGAATCGCGGATTGCTTGATAACGACACGTTAAACCTCCAGTGGGGTTATCAGCTTGAGTGCGAGGTTCTCGTGATCAACGAATTGAAGGAACCAGAAGCGGCAGCGCGCCGTGCGCTGGCGAATAGGCTCAAGCCGATCATCGCTGCGCCTCCAGAGATGCTACCGATTAACCGCAAGGGCTTGCATCCGTATGACATGCTCAATCGGATGTTTGTGTTGTCGTTTACCAATGACCCGCTCCCCATATCGCTTGACTCGCAAGATCGACGCTGGTTCTGTATCTGGTCGCGCGCGCCTCGCATGGTCGATCGCCAGGCGCAATTGCTGTGGGATTGGTACAAGGCCGAAGGTTTTGTTTCGATCGCTGCGTGGCTCTATCAGCGCGACGTGTCGGCGTTTAATCCTGCTGCAACGCCCGCTTGGACCGAGTTTAAGTTTAACTTGATCGAGCACTCCATGAGTACGTCCGAATCGTTCTTGGTTGAGCTTATGCGTAACCGGCAGGGCGAGTTCGCGCGCGGTGTGGTGGGCTCGCCCTTCCACTTGCTGATTGATCGCTTATCCGGTGGCTTGCCTGCTGGCGTGAAGATTCACCAAGCTGCGCTACTGCACGCGCTCAAGGAAGCTAATTGGGTCGACGTGGGTCGGTTGGCGTCGTCGGAATATCAGACCAAAAAGCACATTTTCGCGGTGCCTGAGCTTGCGTCGAAGTTAAGCAAGTCGGAGCTTAGGCGCATGGTGGAAGAAACTGCGCCTACCAAGATGGCCCTTGTGCGGTAACGTGAGGTAAAAAAAAGCCCGTCAATCGACGGGCCAACTAGCGTGGGGCGCTAGCACAGGGGAGAAGTTCCAACACTACAAGTCTAGCATTTCACTGATCAACCATGCAATAAGCGCGCCTAAGATAAGGATTAGCATAGCGGCATGGTCCAGGTTCGGAAGGCTTGTTGCTTCGCCATGGTATCGGGACATTCCTTCGAGGGTGGTATCCAACCATGACGACGCCACACTTGCTCGACAGGTATGCACCAATCGCGCGGATCAATCTGGCAATTCATAAGGGTTAGCCATAGTGGGGGCTTGTTTTCATCTTCCATGGGGTTAGTCCTCAGCTAGTTTAAATGTGGCATAGAGCCAGCAACAACGTTCAAAGCCTTTGTTGTCATGTCTCAAGTGTTCGGAAGGTTTATCAGTGCCAAGCGGAAACTTATAAAGATCGGAGCATTCAAAACCTTCCTGCTTCATGGCTTCGCATAATTCTCCGAACTTGTCTCTGCCAACGGCTACCTTAAAGCCAGTTCCAACATGCCCAGCGGCAAGCCAGGACTCACAGGCTTCGATTTGTTTCATGAGTGCAAGTCTTTCATCCCATGACCTGTTTGTGTATGCAAGTTTCATGCTGTTGGTCCTATAAATTAAAAAACACGGTAGCGCCGAGCGCGACGCCGAATACAAGCGCGACGGCCCAATCAAGTAAAAAGTCGATCATGCTAGTCCTTTCAAAAAATTGCTTCGCCGTAGGTTTCAACGGTTTTCTTGTCGCGTATGAGTTTGATCTCGCGTCGTTTAAAGGCGTGCAACGACGGAAACGGCCACCCATTGCGCGAGGGGATTCTCACAATGTATTGGCCGTCCTCGATGCGATCAATAACGCCGACGCCCTTCGGCGTCGTCACGCGTGTGTCTGGTTTCATGCGTCGGCGTAGGCGTCGATAACATGCTCGGCTATTTCGGTCCAGTTGACGTCGGACAGGAAAGCAAGCGCATAGTCGCGCGCTAATCCTTCGCTTGACGTTTCGATGATTAGTTCTTCAGCGTAGGCTTTCAGATCGCGCCCAAGATAGTAGGCGTCCTGCGTGAGATCGAACCCCTCGGGGTGTTGCCCGTCGAATATCTCAAGATTGACGCGCCAGGTTGCATAGTTTGTCCAGCCGTTGTAATTAGCTTTGCTCATGATTGATTGTCCTTTAGTTGATTGGATTAGCCGACGCAATGCGCGCCCCTATGCACCCGCTGTACGGGTGCATAAAGTCGAGCACTAAGCGGCTTTCGTTACTGGCGCGCTTAGTTGCTCACGCGCCCATAATGGTATGGTTTTGCCCTCGTCGGCGTCGTAGATCGGGCGCACTGGCATGACCAAGCCGATAAAGTTTTGCGTCGCGTCGATCTTAACAAGCGCAGTTGATGGACCGTTATACGCGACGTTAATAAGCCCATTTTTGCTGCCGAGCAACTTTGACGCCTTCGAAAACTTTTCAAGCAAGTAAGGTTGAAACTGCGCAGTCTCGCCTGAGAGCGTTTGCGGCATGATGCGTTGAACATCGGGAAACTTTCCGTCTAAGGCTTTGAAGCTAACAGCCGCGCCCGTTATCGCGCCGATTGTGCCGGTAATACCGTCGGCCGTATCAATAACGACGGTATCGACGTTTTTTGACGCCGACTTGATCAGCTTAATCACGTCATTCGGAATGATCATCTCAACGAAATCAACGCCTTCGTTTTGTTGCTCGCTTTGATGGATACCGAGCGCGTGCCCGTCGGTAGCAGTCAAGCGCGTCGCGGTTGCCGTAGCAGTCACGCGCACGCCCATTAAGTAAAAGCGAACGTCCTTGTCGGCTGAGAGCAAGTTAACCGCTTTAAGAGCGGAAAGTGTGGTGTAGATTTTCATTGGCAATCCCCTAGTTGATTGATGAGCCTTCAGTGTAAGGCATTGTTTTGCAGATTGTCAAGTATGGGCAATATTGGTAGTGGTTTTGAAAGGGGTTAGGTAATGAAAAGAGGGTAAATTGCCAATGATTCGGGATTGTAAGCGCCTGATTCGATGAGGGAAAAAGGGCTATTGGCAAAATTGTCATGTTTTTCTGAAAAAAAAGTCGCAGATTATTTATGTTACCTAGCAGCGACTTAAAACGGCTGACAATTTTGCCAATATTGCCAAAGTCGAATCGAGGGCGCCACGTCACCGCGCCCTCTCTTTGCCGGTTTTCTCTCCGGTTATTGGCATTTTTGGCTATTCAAAACCAATTGCCAAGATTGCCAATGATCTAACCGGATTGGCACTTTTGGCAATGGCAAAACCAATTGCCAATCTTGCCAATGGTCCGACCGCCCGACCGCGCTGCGCATCGCGTCGCCAGGCATGGATCGTTATGCCGATCAGATCAGTCAATCGTTCTGCTTGCTAGATCGTTTATGCTTTTGGCTTTTTGCTGGCGAAGCCCCCCCCCAGGGCCGACGGCCTGGCCGGTCGGAGCCGGTGGGTCCACAAGAAATTTTTTTATTTTTAAAAGCCCAACAGCAAGCCTGTATACAAAAGTATTAGAATGTCTTACGCTTGCGTTGTAGCGACGCTAGGTCATCTTGGTAAAATTGTCACATGTTTAAAAGTCTCCCTCTTACAACGCGTGAAATCAAAGCGACAGAAGCGGTACTGGAGCGCATATACGACGCCGCGTATCTAGGTTTAAAAGAAGATTCGTTGGCGTTAGCAGCAGGGTTGTTACCTGTAGAGTACCGGCTCTTGAAACAGCATGACAAAATGGCCGAAATTGCCGAACTCAAGGGTCGCGCAGATAGCGAGCGCGAGCACAGCAAGCACATGTTGAACGCAGCGCGGCAAGGCGACGCTAAGGCGGCGTTAGAGATACTGAAGCACACGCATGGTTGGGTCGCCAAGCAAGCGGTCAGTATTGAGGTAGACCAGCGCATCAGCGTGATTGACGCATTGAGAGCGGCGGAGACGCGCGTCGATGAGGGTAAAGTGATCGACGTAACGCCACAAAGTGAAAAGCTAACCCATGCAAAAACCAATATACAGTCCAGAGGACGAGCAACTGCTGATGACGCGGTTGTGGTCCCCCGCGATTAAGGACGACCCCGAAGCGTTTGTATTGTTCGCCTTCCCGTGGGGGCAGGAGAACACGCCACTGGCGAAGTACGTCGGGCCGCGCATGTGGCAGCGGCAGGTGTTGCGCGACATCAAGGCGCACATACAAGATAACAAGGGTAAGGTGGACATGGACACGCTGCGAGAGGCAGTCAGTTCAGGTCGAGGGATCGGTAAGTCGGCGTTGGTGAGTTGGCTGATTATGTGGATGCTGTCCACACGGATAGGGTCAAGCGTGATCGTGAGCGCTAACAGTGAGGCGCAGCTACGTTCGGTGACCTGGGGCGAGCTGACTAAGTGGTCGACGATGATCATCAACGCGCACTGGTGGGAGATCAGCGCAACCAAGCTGCAACCGGCGAAGTGGTTGTGTGACATCGTGGAGCGTGACCTTAGGAAAGGGACGCGCTACTGGGCGGCAGAGGGTAAGTTGTGGTCGGAAGAGAACCCTGACAGCTACGCGGGGGTACACAACCACGATGGGATGATGTTGATCTTTGATGAGGCAAGCGGGATACCAGACCCGATATGGTCGGTGGGGGCGGGGTTCTTTACAGAGAACATATTAGATAGGTACTGGCTGGCGTTTAGTAACCCACGGCGCAACAGCGGGTACTTCTTTGAGTGCTTCCACGCCAAGCGTGACTTTTGGCGCACACGCCAGGTAGACGCAAGAACGGTAGAGGATACGGACAAGCAGGTCTATAAGCAGATCATTGATGAGTACGGTGAGGACTCAAGCCAAGCGCGGGTGGAGGTGTACGGTGAGTTTCCATCCAGTGGCGACGATCAGTTCATCTCATCCACGCACGTCGCAGACGCTGCGGCGCGGCCACGGTACAAGGACGAGACGGCGCCGATCATTATTGGTGTGGACCCAGCACGAGGCGGCGCGGACTCGACAGTGATTGTGGTCAGGCAAGGGCGTGACCTGACGGCGATCCATCGCTACCATGGCGAGGATACGATGACGATCGTAGGGCGCGTGATCGATGCGATTGAGCAGTACAAGCCAACGCTCGTGGTGCTCGATGAGGGTGGGCTAGGGTACGGTATATTAGATAGGCTGCACGAGCAGCGCTACAAGGTCGTGCGAGGGGTGAACTTTGGTTGGAAGGCGAAGAACCCTATTATGTACGGCAACAAGCGCGCGGAACTATGGGGCGCGATGAAGGATTGGCTTAAGACGGCGTCGATACCTAACGATAGAGCGCTGAAGTCTGATCTAGTTGGGCCTACCATAAAACCTAATTCGTCGGGTACAATTTTCCTCGAAGGCAAAAAGGAAATGAAAGCTAGAGGGTTAGCATCGCCAGACGCTGCCGACGCCTTAGCTGTAACGTTTGCATTTCCGGTTGCGCACAGGCAGTATGTCGAGAAACAAACTAATCGTGCGTACAACGCCAACGGCGTAACGACATCTTGGATGGGTGCTTGATAGCAACGAAAGGAAAATAATGCCACTTGTTAAATCAACCAGCAAAGAAGCCTTTCGTAAGAACATTAAGGCTGAAGTTAACGCAGGCAAACCTGTCAAGCAGGCTGTTGCAATTGCTTACAATACCCAACGTGCTGCGGCGGCTAAAAGGCCGAGCACTAAACCTATGACGAAGAAAAAGTAATGGCAACGCTTAAGCAAGACCCTACAGGTATTGAAGGCGCGGGTAAAGTATCTGCGCGCGGAGGGCCGGACCAAAAGGACCACCGCGACACGCTACAACTGATGCGCGATCGGTTACGCCAAGCGATCGGCGCGTACTCGGAGAGCCGCGAAGATGAGCTTGACGACCTGCGCTTTATGGCAGGATCGCCGGATAACCAGTGGCAATGGCCCGCTGACGTTCTGGCTACGCGTGGCTCGGTGCAAGGGCAGACGATCAACGCGCGCCCGTGCCTGACCATCAACAAACTGCCGCAGCACGTCCGGC